AAAAACAAATGAAAGAACAGGATATAACAAAAGTAGAATTTTTGTTAATGTGTAATGACAACATCGTTGTCCAAAGATTTTTTAATGTGAGAGGGTTTAATAAAAACGCTCACAAATCTGAAGAGTTTTATAATCATGTTGATAGTCTATCTCATGAACTTAAGTATGATCTAAAAATGAGATCTGTTGTTTATATGTTAGATAATCAATATGAGATTTTAGAAAACCCGGACCTATTAAATACATCGATTACTGATGGTCCAGAAAATTTTAATTTAATTATTAAGGTTGGAGATATGACAATTTGTCATAGACAGTTTGACGCTAAACCATACCCCCCAAAGGTAAGATACACCGTAGACCTACGCCCAAAGTTAAAAGCTATCATGGCTGAGTTCACTGACATTTTTTCAGGTCAAAAATTTAATTATTCGTATCCTGAATTTATCAAAAACTAGTACTATTTATCTTTACTAAAAGAAGAAAAAACATATGGCGACTAGTAAAAATTTTGAGTATTTAGGGAACACATTTCAATTACAATTATTAAATCAAATCATTGTAGATAAAGATTTTTCACACTCAATTCTTGATGTTATCGAGAACAATTATTTTGAAAACAAGTACTTCAAAATAATCATACAGATGGTGAAAGAGTATTATCTAAAATACGACCACACACCATCATTCGAAACGCTTGATCAGATAACAAAATCTGAGTTACAACAGGCAACAGCGTCTAAAATTGTATTAGATACTATTAAGAAAATTAAAGATGCACCTATTGATGGCGTGGCTTTTGTACAAGAAAAGGCTCTTAAGTTCTGTAAACAACAAGAGCTTCAGAAGGTAATGGGAAAGGCACAAAAGATCATTGATGGGGGTGAGTTTGAAAATTACGACACCCTTGAAGAAATGGTCAAAACGGCCCTTCAGGTTGGAGCAAAAGATACATCAATGTTGGATGTATTCTCAAACTTAGATCAAGTCCTTGAAGATGATTATAGGCACCCGATTCCAATGGGAATACCAGGGATTGACAGATTGTTAAAAGGAGGTTTGGCAAAAGGAGAAATTGGTGTTATATTAGCACCTACGGGGGTTGGTAAATCAACTGTATTAACAAAGATTTCGAATCACGCATTTAACTTAGGTTTTAATGTACTTCAGATCTTTTTTGAGGATAACCCAAAGGTAATCCAAAGAAAACACTTCACTTTATGGACTAAAGTTCATCCTGACGATTTGTCAGAAAAGAAAGATGAAGTTGTAAAAAGAGTTAGAGAGATTGAGGAATCAATGCCGAACAAATTGATTATGAAAAAGTTACCATCTGATACTATGACGATGTTACAAATCAAAAATCAAATTAGAAAGATGGTTTCTGACGGAATAAAAGTTGATATGATTGTTTTAGATTATATTGATTGTATAGTTCCCGAAAAAAACTTAGGTGATGAATGGAAAAGTGAGGGGTCAGTAATGAGAGCATTTGAGGCCATGTGTCACGAAATGAATCTTGTTGGTTGGACGGCAACACAAGGTAACCGATCTTCGATATCATCTGAAGTTGTAACAACAGACCAAATGGGTGGTTCTATTAAGAAGGCACAAGTTGGACATGTTATTATATCAGTTGCTAAAACTTTACAACAAAAAGAATTAAAATTGGCAACAATTGCAATTACAAAATCTCGTATTGGTGATGATGGAGTTGTATTCGAGAATTGTAAGTTTGACAACGCAATGCTTGAAATTGATACTGAAAGCTCAATGACTTTCTTAGGTCTTGAGGAACAAAAAGAAGAAAGACAAAGACAAAGAGTTCGGGAACTTCTTGACAAAAGAAAACAAAAAGAAACACAAACAAATTAACAAATAATTAAATTTATAAAAATGGAAAAAATACTAGTTGAAAATCCTGGTCGGTTCGTCATCTTCCCTATTGAACACAACGATATATGGGAATATTACAAACAACACCAAGCGGCTTTTTGGACTGCAGAGGAGGTTGATTTAACCAACGACATTAGAGATTGGGAAACATTGACTGAAAACGAAAAATATTTTATTAAAAATGTATTATCGTTCTTTGCAGCATCCGATGGTATTGTAAACGAAAACTTGGCGGAAAACTTTTATCGTGAAGTACAATATCCTGAAGCTAAGTTCTTCTATGGATTTCAGTTGGCAATGGAAAACATTCACTCATTAATGTATTCACTATTAATTGATACATATATCTCAAACGCAAAAGAGAAAGACGAATGTTTCAATGCGATTGATAGATTACCTGCAGTACAGAAGAAAGCTAAGTGGGCTTTGGATTGGATTGAAAACGCTTCGTTTGCAGAAAGATTAGTAGCATTCGCAGCGGTTGAAGGTATATTTTTTTCAGGATCATTTTGTTCTATATTTTGGTTAAAATCAAGAGGTATTATGCAAGGTTTGTGTAATGCTAATTCATTAATCTTTAAAGATGAAAACTTACATTGTGATTTTGCAATTCACCTTTTAAATAATCACTTGGAAGATAAACCTTCAGAAAAACGAATTAAACAAATTCTTCTTTCGGCTTTAGAGATTGAAAAAGAATTTATCACAGAATCATTACCAGTTTCGCTTATTGGAATGAACTCAAACTTAATGAGACAATATTTGGAATTTGTTGTTGACGGTTTATTGGTTAAGTTTGGATGTAGTAAAGAATTTAATGTTGAACAACCCTTCAAGTTCATGGAACAAATTGCGGTTGAAACAAAAGGTAATTTCTTTGAATCAAGAACTATGGAATACCAAAAGGCGAAAATAAATGAAACAATAACATTTACAGAGGATTTTTAAATTTTAGAATATGTCATTAAAAATAATTAAAAGAGGGGGTGAATCAGTTTCGTTTAACCCACAAAAAATTTATAACAGAGTTAAAAGAGCCTCAAAAGGTTTGAATGTAAATTCTGATGAAATTTTTATTAAAGTAATCACATCAGTACCAACTGAAGGTGAAATCACAACAAAGGAACTTGATAAATTAGTTTATGAGATCGCGGCATCTTATACCGGTAGTCACCACGATTACTCAAGATTAGCGTCTTCAGTTGCAATATCTTCTTATCATAAGGAAACAAATGATAGTTTTTCACAAACTATGATGGAACTATATAATGATGGTACCATCAATGAAAAACTTATTGAAGTTATTAGAGAGTATGGTGAGGATACAATTGACTCAGCAATCAACCATGAGAATGATTATAATTTTGATTATTTCGCTTGGAGATCGTTACAAGAAATGTACTTGTTGAAAAAACCAAATGGTAAGGTTATCGAAAGGCCACAACATATGTACATGAGAGTTGCTTTATGGGTTACTGATAATATGACAGATGCATTTGAATATTACAAATCATTATCAAATCAGTTAATTTCTAAAGCAACACCAATTATGATCAACGCGGGTACAAAAGTTCCTCAATTGGCTTCTTGTGTATTACATTACAATAACTCTGATTCAAGAAAAGGATTGTTAGACACACTAAATGACATCTCAACTTTCTCATCAGACGCTGCAGGAATTGGATTATCAATGTCAAACCTTAGAAGTAAAGAAAGTAGAATTTCAACTTCAGGTGGATATGCTGGTGGTCTATTAAAGTATCTTAAAATTGTCAACGAATCATTAAGGTTCTTTAACCAACAAGGTCGTAGACCAGGATCTGCAGCAATTTACATTGAACCTTGGCATAAAGACATATTTGATCTTTTAGACATTAAAAAGAACACAGGTGCGGAAGAACTAAGAGCTCGTGATTTATTTACCGCACTTTGGATTCCTGATAACTTTATGAGAGCCGTTAAAGATAATGGTGATTGGTATTTGTTCTGTCCTAACGATATTAAAAAGGCTGGGATTAAATCATTACAAGAATCATTTGGTGATGAGTATGAACAAAATTACAGTAAGGCGGTTTCTTTAGGTCTTGGTAAAAAAGTTAAAGCACAAGATATTTGGACAAAAATTTATGAGTCACAAATCGAAACAGGTGTTCCTTACTTATGTTCTAAAGATAGTGCAAACAAAAAGACAAACCACCAAAACATCGGTGTGATCAAACAATCAAACCTTTGTAATGAGATTTACCAATACACTGATGAAGAAACTACAGCGATCTGTACATTATCGTCAATGGTGTTAAAAAACTTTATCCAAGGAGGTAAATTTGATTTTGAATTATTATTCACTGAAGTTAGAAAAGTTGTTAGATCTTTAAATAAAGTTGTAGATATTAATAACTACTCAACACAAAAAGGATTAAAAGGTGGTTTAGAACAAAGAGCAATTGCTATTGGAACTCAAGGATTAGCGGATGTATTTTATTTAATGGACTACATCTTCACATCTGAAGATGCTAAAAAACTTAATAAAGATATCTTCGAAACAATATATTATGCGGCAATCTACGAAAGTAATCAGTTGTGTATGAACGGTAAGTATGAACCGTATAAGTTCTTCAAAGGATCTCCTATGTCTAAAGGCGAATTCCAATTTGATATGTGGGGATTAGACGAAACACAACTTTCAGGTATGTGGGACTGGACTAAATTGAAGAATAGTGTTTCTGATTATGGTGTTTGTAATTCATTATTTACAGCTCAGATGCCGGTAGCTTCTTCAGCAAAGATTACAGGTTCATTTGAAATGACGGAACCGGCTCACTCAGCATTATTTAATCGTCGTGTTGTTGGAGGTGAGATTCTAATTGTAAACAAATATTTAATCAATGATTTTGAGAAGATTGGTGTTTGGTGTGAAGATTTGAAAAATGAAATTATCATTAATGAAGGATCAATTCAAAACATTAACTTTAATAATTATTTAGACTCTGAAGATAAGAACTACAATAAAAAAGTTAAAAGAATTGAGCACTTAATACCTAAATACAAAACTATTTGGGAGATTTCACAGAAACAATTGATTGATATGGCGGCCGATAGAGCACCATTTATTGACCAATCACAGTCTATGAACATTTACATGGCTAACCCAACATTATCAAAGATAACCTCATCACACTTCCATTCATGGGAAAAAGGTTTGAAAACTCTTTGTTATTATGTTAGAACCAAGGCTATCTCAACAGGGGCAAAACACTTAGCGGTTGATATGTCTAAAAGAGAAAAACCAAAGGCAACACCAGAACCACCAAAGGTTGATTATTCAAATTTGAATTTACCACCAAGACCTGAGAATTCTGACTTCGAATGTTTTGGATGTTCATCCTAAAGTTAAATTTAAAAATCACTATTTCGGTAGTGATTTTTTTTTACTTAAAAAATGGATAACTTATATTTATAAGTGATATGGCAAATGGTATTACTTATGGTGTTTCTTTTCCTTTTGTAGATTCTTTCACAGGAAGATATTTGGATGTAACTAACTCTACCGAAGGAGAGATAAGAGCAAATCTTGTTCATTTATTGTTAACTAGAAAAGGTAGTAGGTATTTTTTACCTGATTTTGGTACACGACTATATGAATATATTTTTGAACCATTAGACGGACCAACATTTTCGGATATAGAAAATGAAATTCGTGATAGTATTAGAAATTACATGCCTAATTTACAAGTAATTAATATTACGGTAGAACCAGCGTCGGCAGGATTAGAGGATAAGGGTTATACAGTAAATCAATACGGTGAAAGAGAGTTTAAAGTTACAAATATTGCAACACTTGAACACACCGCTAGAATCAAAATAGATTATAGAATTACAGATTCCGCATTTGAATCACAAGATTTTATTATCCTCAATATTTAATATTATATGGCAGAAAAGAAAATTTCCTATACCGTAAGGGACTTCCAAGGGGTAAGAACAGAACTGATAAATTTCACAAGAACTTACTATCCTGATTTAGTTCAAAACTTTAACGATGCCGGTATTTTTTCGGTGATGTTAGATCTTAACGCTGCAGTCACAGATAATTTAAATTATCAAATTGATAGGAGTGTACAAGAAACCGTTCTTCAATTTGCCCAACAAAAGAATTCAATATTTAATATTGCAAGAACATACGGTCTTAAAGTTCCCGGACAAAGGCCATCAGTTGCTTTAGTAGATTTTTCTATAACAGTTCCTGCATTTGGTGACAGAGAAGATTTAAGATATTGTGGTGTCTTAAGAAGAGGATCTCAAGTTAACGGTGCAGGTCAACCATTTGAGACAGTTTATGATATTGACTTCTCATCTCCGGTAAATGCTGAAGGATCACCAAATAGAATTAAAGTTCCAAACTTTGATGCAAGTGGGAAACTTATTAATTATACGATCACAAAAAGAGAGGTGGTTGTGAACGGAATTACAAAAGTATTCAAAAGAGTCATCACCCCAAATGATAGTAAACCTTATTTAGAGTTATTTTTACCTGAAAAAAATGTGTTAGGTATTAGTAGTGTTTTATTAAAACAAGGAACTCAATATTCGACAATACCCAATCCCCAAGACTTTTTAACTTTAGGCCCTGAAAGATGGTTTGAAGTTGATGCTTTGGTACAAGATAGAGTATTTGTTGAAGACCCGACCAAAACTTCTGATCAACCAGGAATTAAAGTTGGTGTCTACATAACCACATCTAATAAATTTATTTCAGAATTTACACCACAAGGATATTGTAAACTAACATTTGGTGGAGGTAATATATCTGCCGATGAACAATTAAAAGAGTTCGCTAGAGATGGTAAAGGATTTGACCTTAGTCGATACACAAACAATTATTCTATGGGAGCCGCACTCACACCTAATACAACTTTGTTTATTCAATATAGAATAGGTGGTGGTTTATCAAGTAATGTTGGTATAAACACAATTAACCAAATTGGAACAGTTTCATTTGCGGTAAACGGTCCATCGGAAAGTGCAAACAGAAGTGTTATTAATAGTTTACAATGTAATAATGTTACGGCCGCTATTGGTGGGGCAAATCCACCAACAACCGAAGATGTAAGAAACATGGTTTCATTTAATTTTGCGGCACAAAACAGAGCGGTAACTGTAAATGATTATAACTCTCTTTTAAGAACAATGCCAGCTCAATATGGAGCACCTGCTAAAGTTGCAATAACTGAGGAGAATAATAAAATACGAATAAAAATGTTATCGTATGATTCTTCAGGGACTTTAACAAATGTCGTATCCAATACATTAAAACAAAATGTTGCAAATTATCTTTCTAACTATAGAATGATCAATGACTATATATCTATCGAAGCTGCAGACACAATCGATTTAGCGGTAACTGTAGATGTTGTATTAGACAATAGTCAAAACCAAGGGGCGGTAATTGCTAAAACAATTGAAATAGTTACAAACTTCTTTAACCCATTAGTTAGAAACTTAGGTCAAAATGTTAACATTTCTGAATTGAAAAGATTAATACAGGCTGAGAATGGAATAGTTAGTATTTCAGATGTTCAGTTCTTTAACCAAGTTGGAGGTCAGTATTCGTCAAGTCAAACATCTATGTCATATTCTGATCCCGTTACAAGACAAATACAACCTGTTGCCGATACATTATTTGCGACCCCAACTCAAATATATCAAATTAGATACCCAAACAAAGATATTAATATTAGGGTATTGAACTTAAAATCTGTTAATTACTCTTAGTGATTTATTTTTTTCTAAACAGGCGTATTTTTCTATGAAAATGGGAAATAAACTATTTATGAAAAAACGAATTTTTAATGCCTAAATCATATAGAATAAGAACCGAAGTCGGTGTTGATAAGTATATAAATGTTAATTTGGAGCAAGATTGGGAATCATTAGAGATCCTTTCATTAAAAATCCTTTCAAATAACATTTACACAAGATTTTGCGCAGATTATGGTGTAGTCACCGGTAGAGTTTTTGTAAACGGAGGATTTGGATTACCAAATGCCAAAGTTTCAGTGTTCATTCCTTTGGAAGATACTGACGAATTAAATCCTGTAATTTCAGAATTATATCCTTATAAAACAATCAACGATATAAATGAAGAAGGATATAGGTATAATCTATTACCCAAGTTACCTTCATATAATGGACACGCATCTACAGGATCTTTTCCTAATAAAGGAGATGTTCTTATGGACGAATCATATATTGAGGTATATGACAAATACTACAGATTTACCGTAACAACAAATGAGAGTGGTGACTTTATGATATTTGGAGTTCCTACTGGAGAACAAACAATTGTAATGGATGTGGACTTGTCAGACATTGGATGTTTTTCACTTTCACCACAAGATTTAATACAACAAGGGTTGGCAACGGAAACACAAGTAAACGGAGCTCAATTTAAATCCTCAACCAATCTAAGAGAATTACCTCAAATTAAAAACTTAATTTATACGGTTAATGTTAGACCATTTTGGGGAAGTGAAGATCTATGTCAGATAGGAATTACTAGAGTTGACTTTGATTTAACTAAACAGGCAAACATTAACATCCAACCAAGTGCAATATTCATGGGTTCGATTATATCGACAACGGATGATGATGCTCTTAAAATTAAATGTAAACCAAAAAATAACACAGGTAACTTATGTGAGTTAGTTGCGGGACCTGGTCAAATACAGGGTATTAGACAAACAATCTATTCAGATACAAATGGTTTACCAATCCTTGAAAGATGGGATATAGAACAGGCTGGTAAAGTAATAGATAGTGATGGAACATTCTTAGTAAATGTACCAATGAACTTGGATTATGTTTATACAAATGAATTTGGTCAACAAATTTTATCAAATGACCCAAGTAAAGGAATACCAACTAAGGGTAAATACAGATTCAAATTTAAATGGCAAAATGAACAAGGATTACAGGGAAGTTTTTTAAGAGCAGACTTTTTAGTACCAAACATTAAAGAATATGGTTGGACTAATTCAAATAATGACCCATTTATAAACAACTCAACATCTATTGTAACTTATCCACAAATACCTGTAGGATCAATAACGGGTTCTACTGTTGCATACCCACCTGGAGGTTTAATAAAACCTGTTACATCAAACATTGAAAGTTATAGTATATACATTGGAAACAATCAATATTTTGGATCACCCGAGTCAATTCCAATCCAACCTGGAGATACCATTACTATCGTTGCAAGTCCAATAGATCCTCAACAAGCACAAGACATACAATTCACATATGTACCACAAGATCTATTCGATGTATTTAGATCGTATTCTTTTAGTACTGATTGGGATGATTATTCAAATATACAGTCTGCAATAGATTGTGAGGATACTTTTTATCAATTTGGTTATAATAAGGTCTACACAACGGGAATGTTTTTAGATAGATACAAAAATGGTATAGGTAGAGCCAGACATTTAGGTATTAAAGAAATCGACAATAGAAGTTGTAAATCTACAGTCAATACTTTTCCTGTTAATGATATTATTAGAAATTTTGACACAATCTTTTTCGTTTTCAATATCCTTATAAACATTTTAACTTTCCCTCTATTAACACTTTTGTTTGTTGCCCATTTTATTGCTTTCATGTGGCCGATATTAAAATATGTGTTAATAATTTTAGGTATCTTTTTAACCAAAAATGCAATTGCAGACACATTCGCGGCAGTTGAAAACGCATCGGATGTAATAGAAACACAACTGAGTATTATTTCTGCAAATGTTGGAGGACCTGTAGTTGATGTTGGGGCAATTATAAAGGCGGTTAGATTAATATTGGCACAATTTGTTCTTGTTCTAAAGGCGGCATTCTCAGTTGTTTTAGCGGCGGCATTTACCGCATTTGCAATTTTGGCGGCTATTAGGGTTAAAGGATTCCCAAGAATTGGTTTACCAATGATTTCATACCCAGACTGTACAAGTTGCGATTGTCAATGTGGTGACGCAGAACTTGAAGACGACTTTAGCACAAGCTCAATAACCAATGAGTTGGAGGCGGCGGCAGCACAAGAAGCCTCATCACAAGGTGGTAGTAATGTTGTTTTATCAACACCAAACACATTAATCGCACCTGTTAATTATTCAGGATCGTATGATTTAGATCATCCTAACCTTAGCGTGGATGAAGACGGCAATAAACCATTCCCGCCTTGTAAACCATTTAGTGAGTTATTACAAGATGATGATATAACTATAGATGTCGTACTTAAAGCGTCAGTTGACTTCAAAAGAATAGCATCAGGTTATGACATTATAAGTTCGACAGATCCTAATAGATTAATACCGAATGAATCTTACTTATTAAAAGCACCTCAACCATTTTTGTTTAAGGCAGACGCTGACCCAAGTAATTCAAACAAAGATGAAAGATATTTTGCAATACCATCTACAGTTCCATTTGGTCAAAAACTAAATGAATTTAATACTCGAGATAAATATTTCTATTCAAGTACTCAAAATACACCAAATACGGGAGTAAATCAAATTAAAACAACTGTAAACCCAACTTTGGGTTCAACACCATATTATGATCAGGTATTAGTTGTTTTAATGAGTCAAGGTGCAACAGAACAGTTAGGTGTTGGTAAAATCGTAACATTTCAAAACCCTAATTATGTAGATCCTTCATTCTCAACACCTGGTAACAGATTAACAAATTTAACAGGAGCTACATTTAATCAGTTTAGTAATAACGCAATCACAGGAACAACTATAACAGGTAACACAATTCCTAAGACCGTATTTTATGCAAATCCTTCGGGACCAAGTAATGGATCTTCTCAGGCAAATATATTTATTGTTTCACCTCAAGTAAGTCAAAAACCAGTTATAGGGAATCCTTTAGCTGAACAGTCTTATTTAGAATACCCCACAGATATTGAATACTTTCAGTTAATAACCGGATTAACTTATAATAATTTTATTACCGCTTGTGGTGTTGGTACTGGTAATACAGGATTCTTTCCTGCTAATTACCTTCTTCACGATATAAGTTGTTTGGTGAATACATGTAATGTTGCAACACTTACATACCCAAATATTATTAGCTCGATGCAAAACTATGAAAATTACGAAATTTGTATTTTTGTTAGAGGTGTGGATCCACACAGTGCTAAACAACCTACAATTCAATATGACTTATCAAGAATTTTTGGTAAATCATATAACACGGGACCAATTGTTAGTGGAAGTTACTATTTGAATCAACCAATACAATCTTTAAGTAGTGGTGTGAAACCATTACAACATGATACCGCAAATAACACAACAACAAATTTATATTTTGATTCATTCACTTTTACACCTGACCCAACACAATATACTGCATTTACATCAAACTACCCTTACTATTATTTGAGTACTGACGATTCTTTATCTTCATCTTATAGTCCATATCCTGGTCAATGGCAAACAAATCAACAAAGTACTACAAACTTAGAACAAACAATTGCGATAGGTAATACAAGAGATCTCCCAATTGGAAATACATCCTTCTATATGGTTGGGGGTACATATCTTAGATGGGTTAACTCGTTAACAACGGCACCTATATTTTTACAAACAGGTAATAATAATAGTAACCCAAGTTGTAACCAAGATTGTCAAATAGGTGAATACTTTAATACTGGATCAACTTTTTACACAGGGATAAATTCTGCGGGTAATTTGACCGCATTATACTCACCTGCGTACTATAGATACACTTTACCTGGTGTTGTATTCTCAGCATCAACTAAAATTGTCATGAGAAGTGATAGGTTACCAACCTCAACAGAAGTACAAAACGGAGCATCAGGAACTCAAACAGGATTTGCATTACATCAAAATGATAATTTCGCTTTCTATTCTGCAGATGGATTACAAAGCCCACCTATTATAACTGCAGGTATTGATTTACCTTCAGGAGAATCTCAAGATAATGATCAAACAACATCAGGTTTAACAGAAACATTAACATGTGAAGGTATGGTTCCTTTAGCTTGTTATTCAGGAAGTGGTAACTCTGTAGGTATAGTTCCTTCTGGACAATGTACTGTACCTGCGAATAGAATGATTAATGGGTGTTATTGTTTATTAAACAAAACATATTTGTTTCAATATGGAGACGATGTTAAATTATTTTTAGAATGGAAAGTAAGATTTACCATGAACTTTGCCGCATGTAGAGGTGTATTTGCTCAAGTGTTCCAAAACAATTGGGTTAATGGAACTTTATACATGTTTAATTTTAACAAAAAAACAACATTCCCTAACGGACCTGATAATCCTTTTTATGACCATTGTCAAGATGTCATAATGTTTAATCAAATTTCAAATACATTCTTTTATAGATCTTCACCTTGGGATGGTTTAGACTTCATCGGTAAAGACTCTCCAGCAACAAACCCAAATGCTGTCGGTGCTAATTTTCCTGGTTTTGGGTATAATAAAAAACAAATACAGTTCCCTACAACTATCACAGATTTAGGTCCAAGAGATTATTTTATAAATGAAATTTGTTGTTCTAATGGTGAACAAGGTTTTGGTTCCTATTACGCCAACCAATTAAAAACGACTTCATATCAAGATAACTCAGATATAATACAACTTGGGTTCCTATCTAGAATTTTAAATGAAGGAGTTAGACAAAGAATTTTACCAATATCAAATGGTGGAAATAATTCTGAAGGGAAGGGTATTATACAATTCTTTAATAGTACTCGTGGAGGCTATAGAATAGATGGGGATTGGGCACAAATGTTGTCAATTAATTCTGAATGGAAAATTAGTCCGTTTATTACTGAAAATATTCCTGGCCCACAATACATTTATTTTGGTGACAATAACAACGGAACAACAACATATTCAGGTGATGAAATAAGACCTATTATGGGACTGTTTTTTGAACCTGTTGAAGAAGATATTAGATATAGAAAAATAATGTCTCCTGGTATTGAAACTTTTAACTTCTCACCTTTAATTGAAGAAAAGTTTAGTTACCCAAAATCACAAGAAGTACCTAATTACAGATGGGCGATAACTGAACCTGATGTGTATGCAGGAACCCCAAATATATTTGGGTCTGAAAATAATAATTGGTACACAAATGCAAGTAGTCAAACAGGTTTCTTCGCAAGAAAATATCAAGATTTAGAATTTACCGCACCAACCCCAAAATATCAAACAACTACCACTAAAGTAGGATATCTTGCAAACTTTGATTTAAATGGTGTTCCAGATCCAATTATACCAATACAGAATATATTACAAGGAGCACCGAGTTTGATACCAACAACATCATCTGTTATTTTAGTTGGAGCACCATATCACTTTTATTTTGGTCTTAATAATGGTAAAACAGCAATCGATAGATTCTATAAACTTTATGTAGTTACCGAAGATTAACATGAATATAGATCCATCAACTAGAATAATAGAATCTACTCAAAGGTACAAGTCGGCACCTTTGTCCGATCAATTCATTAACATACCTTTCACACAATCAATGAAAGAGTTAGTTGAATTTGATAGAAGTGTTGACCTTAGTTTAATTGCTGTTTTTGATGATGAAAGACAACAATCAACAACTTTTAGACCCGTAACAAAGTTTACAATTTTATTTGAAAATTCGTATACAGGTTCTACAACATATGTACCATTTAGGGACAACTTGTATTACACTAATGCAATTCAAAATTCTATATCTTATTATCCTACAGGTAATGTTCCATCAGTACCACCACAACCAACAGATCAAACTATTGCATGGGATGGATTTCCTCAATACCCTGAGTTTGATTTTATAAGAACAGACTTTGATGTGTCAGGATATACTATTGGTAACGGAAGACATTTAGATTTTAAAGCCGTTAGTGCCACTACATATAATTGGTCTCATTATGTTAGTTACGCTTATAAAAATGAACCAAACAAAAATTTATATGCAATAGAACCTCAAAGTCAAATTTCATGGAATTGGGTTGCTTCAGACGGTATTCCTTTTTATGTTTCAATAGGTAGTGATTTAGGAAATCCGTTCATTAGATTTAAGTGTCCTGTTAAACACGGATTACTAACAGGACAATTTGCATACCTATCAATTGGATATAATAATAATTCTGTGTTCCAAGTTTCAAGTTTAGGTGACGGGGGATCAGGATCTGAAGAATACATATTTAACATTTTAAATGTTGGTTATACAGGAACAACTTTCCAAACCTCGACCCAAGGTACATTTAAAAAAATAATAGATTTTACTAATTCGGCAGACACTATAAGTTCTTACTATGTGAGAAAACATAGAATATTAACAAATGCTGAGTGTGCTGTTTTGGTAAATGCTGGTTTTGAAAAAAACATTTACAACGATAAGACCAAGTGTGAAATAAAATCTTTAACACCAAATCAAAGACAAAGAACATCAGTAAAAGAAGGTGCAAGATCTTACACTTTATCATTCAATTGTGATGTCAATATCAACGGATTATTGGATAATCAAAACAGACCAATTAGTCAGTTATATTTTACAAGTATATGGAGGGGGTATTTTGGTTGGACTCAAAAACTAAAACAAGGATGGGATTTTAACACATATTTGGATGTTGGTAAACCACAAATATGGTGGGACCAAAACAATTTGGATTCAAACACAACTGTTAATCAATCGCAATATACATCACTACTAAATCAAGGTCCATTTTTATATAATGACTTTTTAACTTCAGGGGATACTATTGATGGGGATTTTTGTGAATGGAATAACTTTGAACAACTTGAAAGAGTGATATCAATCTATCAACATAAAATAACTTATAATGATAATTGGTTTTCTTTAGATACACCATCACTATTACCAACTAACCAATTTGGATACTTTTATCAACCACACAATGTAATTCCGATTAGAGAATTCTCAGATTACATAGAAGAGACAGATAATGAAAATTTACTTGATCTTCCTGCTTATGCTTACTACTCAACACTTAACACATCTTTTAGATGGAGAGATTTATATCCTTATGGATTTGTGAGTAGTGATGGTATTGGTTTAGATTATCCTTTCTTAAATAATGCTCACTACCCATTCATTAACACAATTTTTAGAATTACACCTGAAAATTATAATATACCAAGCGACTATGCAACACCAACAAATCCTAATGAATTAAATAATTATCAAGGAGGTAAAGTACCTACCGATATTAGCGTAATTGCAGAACCTTTAACTGATGGTTGTGACGCATTAGGAGTTGTTTTTGCTGCAGCAACAAATTAAAAATAAAAAAAATGGATTTTACTAGAGTTAAAATTGTAAAAAATGACACCGATAAGTTTATTAACATTCCAGTTAATATGCAATGGGACTTTATGGGTAGGGACGATAGTATCCAAGAATATGAAACTGAGGCATTAAAACAAGTTATTGGAAATCCACAGGATTTTGAAATCATAAGATTCGCTCATAATGTCTTTGCAAATCAAGATAGTTACATAAATTATGTATTTAACTTTTACGATTATAGTGCTGCGATTACCGCTAGCACAGTAGGTAATTGGTCGGTTGATTATTTAAATAACGGGTTTTCAGTACAAGATGTTTATTATTATTCAAAATCTTATACAAAATCTTTTTTCAAGTTAGACTTTTATGATAGTCCTGATGATACAGTCCAACAACTTTATCTATCTATGATATTGCCTGTACAACAAGGTTTAACTAAAAGTGCGACTTTATCACCAATCTTACCTCAAGTACAGATAAAAAAACCTGAAATGATTTTAGATTATATTGGTAATGACAAAGAAGGTTTCTTCATTTATTGGTTGAGAAAAAGAAACTTTATTGATATCTCAACATTTTACATGAGTGCAAAATTTTTTGACGCAATAACGGGGGTTTACAAAGACATGACAAATACGAGACAAGATTTGTTAACTCCTGATAAATTCACTTTTGATCACGCTCAATATTATTACTACGAGGTAAAACTCGATTATAATAATCAAACTTACGAAGTATATTCAACATCAACTAATAATAGAGTTGGAGATTTGAATACACCGATAATATGGTATGAATATGTTAACCCATAATGGAACTTCAAGAATATAAATTTGTTATTTCTCCTGAAAATGTAAAAAGTGATTTAGTCTTTGTTACATATACAGGAAATACTGATATTACAACAATTATAGATCCTTGTTGTTTAACGGCCACTACCATTTCTGCAACTACGACAGGTTCGACAGGGGTTTATTTACCTATGTCTTATTTATTAAGTGGAAATACAGGAGGTACTTCTTTTTTAACTGGTCTGTCGGTTAATATTATGTTGACCGAATCTACGGTTGATTTAGGTTATTATTCACCAACTGACGGAATGGTATTACAAAAAGATGTTTTAAATAACTTTATTGCCACCGCAGATACGATTAACCCTTATACCTACACTTTTTATAATACTTCTGATTTGGAATTCATAAAGTTCCTTCAATTAGTTACATATACGATAGATTGGGGTGACGGATCACCACCACAAGCGGTTTTAGGTATAACACCAATTTCACATACCTACCCAAGTACATCAAACAATTATACAATTAAATTAACCGCAAATTCACCTTGGGGTATTTCTGTGGTACAAAAACCAATAACAGTACCATATACAAATGTTACAATAACTAATCCTCAGGGTAATCTTGTTTTTTACCCCGCTGGTGGATCATGGTCGGCAACACCTTTAAGTTATGATTTTATTTTTGATGGTGACGCGAGTACAAACATTAATGACTACTACACATTTAATTATACGACAGTACCTTTCCCTATAACAGGTATAACAGAATCAAGTATAAATGACCTTACTCAGTTTGGTCCTAAAGTAAATTTAGCGGAAGGTAAATTTAAATTAGGAATACAAGTTACAGGACAAACAGGATCAATCGGTACATATTATGGACCGGATGTTACCAATACTTATACTGCGTATACAATAAACGGTGTTATATATCATGATTATGAAGATTTCACAATATATTTTACAGATTCATATGGTTATGTACCTGGTGAAATAATTCTTACTGCGATAACTAAGAATGAAGCATTGATAAATGTGATAGATCAACCTGAGATCATTACAAATGTGTTTATTGAGAGAGGAAAAAATTCTCCTTTAGAAAATGTAATGAGATTGGGGGAGGTAGATAATGTTGGTGATTTAGAAAAATACGGATACAAATATTTTATAATTGAAAAAGTGTCTACATAAATATTTATAAAAAAGAGAAAACAAAAAAATGGCAACAGGAAATTATGGAACTATAAGACCGGCAGATGTTAGTCCTGAAGATGTACAAATAGTAATGGTATATACTGAGTCTCGCGACGACACTCAAAATTTTACTTTAACAACACTTGATTCTCAAGATGTTTTAAGACCATACTTCAACAACCAAGATACAGGAGGTAGTTCTGTTGAAATTTTGGGTGGTTTATATAATCTAAAATTACCGGCAGATCAATTCACTAAATTGGGTATATACACCCTTATGATTAGACCTGCGGAAATTAGAACATTAATAACAGACTGTGGGGTTTTATCTTCCTTACCAAATGTTAAAGGTATTGTGATTGACCTTAATAATGTTCCGTCAGAATATAAAAACAAATTTGTAAACCAAGGTTTAGTTGGGTTTAGAGTTGAATATCTAAATCCTGATGGTACTAAAATCCCAAACTTTTTTAGAATAATTACATCTTGCTTTTATTGCGAACCTGTAGTTCAAAATTTAACAAACACAATCCAAAAATCTATTAGATATAGATATGTTGAAGGAGCGACTAATTTACTTTTCTGTACGGTTTCACCTTCATCATCACCAACTAACAAACCAAGTGCGACACCTTTCATCGGACAACCAAATCAAAGTATTATAATTACTAACACTTTCTTTAACCCGATCACCACTGAGATTGAAATAGTCGACCAAGACATATCAACATTAGCAATTGCATTGTACGGAAATCAAACTAAATCTATTGAAGACGGTATATACACCATCTACGATTCTAATAACAACATCTACAAACAGTACAACTTGTACGAAATTAAAGATCAGTTTAATACTCTTCTTTATGAAGTTAGACAGGACCGTAATGAAAATATCGATTTCTCTAAAGCCTTTAATAACATCACAGCTTAATGGCAATAAATAAATTTACTTGTCCACCACAAAGTAGTGCGGCCAATCAGTTCTCAAATAACTTGGTTGGAGTTCAGTTAGTTACTGGGGGTGGATTAACGCAAGCAAATTTTAATTTCACCACAGGTATAAGTGAAAAACAAAATAGAACTTTTACCATAGGTACTTTCTCAGACCCAATCAATTTGGAGTCAATGAATATTGAAAATAATATTGAGTCTGCAGATATATTAGCGAACAATTATAGAGTTTACCCAAATTATGATCTTTCACAAGTAACAAACTTTACACAGTACGGATCATTAGTTAAAAGAATGTCAGTTTCTATAACTAGAATAATTGGTTTTTTTCCTGCGGGATTAGAGGTGAATTCAAAAACACCAAAATTCATAACACAAGAAACCGCAGTTAACATTTCATACGACTCAGTTGAAAATGATACAACATTTGAAGTTTATATAAGTTCAATTCAAAACCCATTTGAGATAGACTATTCTGAAAATGCTGAAACAAACATGATGTTCAACGAACTTCCTGTTTCACCTTTAAGAAATATGAAATTGAATTACAAAAAGTATGTTTTATATCTTAATGGGACTCAGTATCCTGTGAATTATTTATACCCTACTAACAGTAGTTCTACAACATTAAAACTAATTGTTGATGGAGATCCTTTTAGTGGATCAAGTTTTTCAAATGACTATTTGGTTATTAGACCAAACGATTTTGAATGTAATAAAGTATTCAATACAGAATTAGATACAGTTGAAAATTTCTTATTGAATAGACAGATAACACCACCATATACCGCACAGTTTATTGTACCAAGAGAACAGGAGGATGGAACTTTTGTTCTTACTACTGAATTAGTGACTTGGCCAAGAGCTGGTTTATGGAACTTAGATATTAGTTCGGTTAGATTTGATAACTATCTTACACAAATAAATGATTTTGCCGCTAACTTAGACACTTATTCAACTAATATTATATCAAGATTTTTAACCACTGGTGCGTTAAAAGAATTTGATACACCTGACCAAAGATTTGAAAAACTATTACAATTATATGGTAGAAGTTTTGATGAAACAAAAACATTCATCGGTGCATTAGGGAATATGAATAGTGTACATTATACCGTACAAAATGATATACCTTCACAATTATTAAAAAATTTAGCACAAACATTAGGTTGGGTTACGAACTTTTCACCAATATCTCAAGAAGAATTATTACAAGCGGTTTTCACAACACAACCAAATCCATTTCCTGGTTTACAAATTGGACCAACACCTGAAGAATTAAATTATCAATTTTACAGAAATTTAATTTTGAATTCAGCTTACCTGTTTAAATCTAAAGGTACAAGAAAATCAATAGAGTGTTTATTAAGAATGGTAGGAGCTCCTGAAGCACTAACAGAATTTAATGAACATGTTTATGTTGCCGACCAAAGGATCAATATGGTTGAGTTTAATCAACAATTTGCAGAAATAAGTACAGGATCAATTACAACACAACTTCCTGTATTACAAACTAGTAATGTATTCTCAATTCAGGGAATTCAATATACAGGATTTACAACCACGGCAACAAATTTAACCGTGTTAACAACAAGGACTGATTATCCTGTTGACGAATTTGGATGTCCAAAAATGCCTACACCATCAGAAAGTTACTTCTTTCAAATAGGAGGAGGTTGGTATGAATCCACACCTCAACATAACATGCCTGAATTTGCGGTTCCTACAAATCAAGTGTTTACGGGAAATAACCCAAATTATCAAACTCAATTATTACCTTTCAATTACGGAGAAGAATACTTATATCGTTATAGATATTTTCCATATATGGATCTTGGATTCAAACTTAGAAAAGTTACCGAGAACAAAAAAAGTTGGGTTGATACATCACCATTTTTAAGAACAAGTTCCGATGGAGGGTTCAATTCTTATTACAGCGTCGGTGAAGAATGTTTAGTATTGAATGTTAAAAATGTTGACATAATGATGAACCCTGGTCAAGGTTTGGCATACGATGTTTGGTCAATGTCAAGGGAGTACAACTACCCAATACCTGAACAAGGATTGTTCTATACACCACCTTCACCATGTTACACACCACCAAACCCATACCCAAAAGTAGGTGGGGTAGATTGGACGACAATTGTGCCAAAACCAAAACAAAAAACATTCTTTGAGTTTGCACAAACATTTTGGAGAAACATGATTAACACTCGTAATCGTCAATTTATTACAGACGGTAAAACGGGAGGTTACCCAACTTTACAATCAATATATTGGAAATATTTAGATTCATTGGCTCAAGCTGGTATACCAAATAATAACTATACATACCAAACGATGATTGATTTTGTTAATGGTATGGGTGATTATTGGATCAGACTTGTAGAACAAATGGTTCCTGCAACTACAATTTGGAATACTGGTGTTAGATTGGAGAACTCAATTTTCCACAGACAAAAGTTTGTTTGGAGAAGACAAGAAGGTTGTAAATTTGTACCAGTTCCTTGTAAACCATGTAGTCTTACAACTCAATTATATGTTTTAGACTGTCCTGTACAACAAGTAACATGCGCTCTTTACCCTTGGAATTCTGATCCTAATACAACATCTTTTGGGGTTGTATTAACAAAAACATTAAATGATTATTTTATTTCAGAGGCGATAAACCCAAGTGATTGTCTATTAAATACAATTCTTAGTAGTTGGGTTGTAGACATAAGAGTTAACAGTAATGTATTAATTCAATACCCATTCTATTCTGGTGTCGGACCTAATCAATATCCAACATCAACTCAATGGGTTACCGCATTAGAAGAAGCATTCCAAAGTTTACTAACATCAGGTTATAGTTATAATATTGATACAACCAACGATGAGATTGTAGTCTTTAACAATAATTGTCAACCTAATTTTGACGACCTACAAATCAATGTCGGTATAAACTTCCAAGTATATTGTAACGGGTAATGAGTTTTGTATTAATAAATTATGGGTTAACAGGTGATTGTACAAACACAATTTCAGGTGCGGTAAGTTTCGAAATCTCAGGAGGAACACCACCATATGTTGTTAGTTGTTTGAATACATCTTGTGTTATTTCACCAACTATCGTAACAGGACCCCCTTACATATTTCAATATGTTGGATTATCTGCCGATACATACTTTTTAGAGATTAAAGATTCTTCAAATAGTACCTTTATTCAAAGTGTATATATATCCTCGGGTACTTCGGCAACAATAGACTCTGTTGACACGACATGTGGGTACAATAACGGAGCGGTAACTGGATTTACAAATGGGTCGTATGGAATTGCAACATTTAATTTATACGATGGGGATGATAACTTTATAACCTCAGCGGCAACACCAAACAACTACTATGATTTCCAATCACTGTCCGCAGGAACATACTATATAGTTGCTAACAATGGTGGTGGTTGTACGGGTATAACGGCATCTGTCATTATAAATCCTTCTAATTTATTCACTTATGGTGCATATGTTGTAAATGACGGTAGTTGTATTGGAGGACCAAGTGGTAAGATATTTCTTACAGGATTAACACTTCCTGTATCGGCATATACCATAAATTGGTTAACAAATGTTAACGGTCAAACTGGAACAACTATTACAGGTTTAACCGCAGGATCTTATAATGTTGAAATCACAAATCCTGATGGTTGTCAAACAACGGAAACTTTTACTATAACCGGTGTGGGTCCATTGACCTCAGCAGGATTTATAGTTATACAACAACCAACATGTTTTGCTGGTGACGGTGAAGTTGAGTTTATAATAACAGGAGGGACTGCGCCGTATTATTTTAGTGCTTCGACAGGTGAGGTCCAAATAACCTTTAGTCAATCGGCAGTATTTTCAGGGTTGTCTTCAGGAGCTTATAACTTTTCAGTTACCGACGCTGGATTATGTGTAATTACCGATTCAATATCTATAGGTACACCTAATTCATTTACTACGGTACAAGTTAATACAACACCTTCTAATTGTTCGGCAAATGACGGGACAATTCAAGTTATTGTAGATAGTGGAATAACAACAAATCCGAATTTAACAATTTCAATATCGGGATCTTCAGGTACTCAACAAGTGGGGACAATTGGGCAAACATCACAAACATTTGTGGGTCTTCCAAATGGTACTTATATTGTTACAGTAACTTCTATAGGTTGTACTTACACTACTCAAACTACGATATCTTCTGTGAATTTATTTAATGTTACCACAGCAGTTACAGGCACAACATGTGGAAGTAAAAATGGTATTTTACAAGTTACGGTATCAACAGGGGGGACCTTACCTTATTATTTTAGTTTAACAGGACCAAATCAAAATCCTACTACAACAACAACACTTTTAAGTACATTTACTAATTTATCAGGAGGTAATTATAATCTTACTGTTTATGATTCAGGAAGTCCTGCTTGTGTACAGAACTTTGCAATTAACATTCCGTCAAGTACTAGTGTGTTTTTTAATCTAATCGATACCCAACCAATTGTTGGAAATGATGGGGCTATAACGGCATATATAACATCAGGAGAACCTCCATTTACTTACATATGGACAGGAGGAAATGTTGGTTCTCAAACAGGATCAACGGTTACTGGTTTAACTGCGGATACTTATTTCTTAACAGTTGTTGACTCAGATGGTTGTAGTTATAATAAGAAAACAACACTAACTGGAACTATAAAATATAGTGATTATAGATATTATAATATTTGTGATGACCAATTCAGAAATAGTGGATTAATAACTAAGAGAGGGATTAGATCTATGTATTTAGAAGGATTTTACGATCTTACTAGTGGTGATACAAATTGTATAATTAATTCAGCTGAATTCTCAATTTATTCTCAAATTGGAAGTCAATCTGCTCAAACAATATTTTACACATCTTCAGGGGCTACTGATTATCCTAGTGATACTTTATGGGCACAAACAATCACAGATACATTAGATTCGTTTGTTGGAATAAGTGGAACAACGGTAGATATTACAAATAATAGAATTACAATAAAAACAACTTGTGAAGACATACCAAAAGGTTGTGTTATCGCACCACTAAATCCTCTACAAGATAATCAAGTAATTGTAAATTTAGTTATAGACTATGATATATCTTGTGTCATTTGTAGTTAAAAATGTCCAATCAAGTTACAATATACACAGGAACTAGCATTACACCACCATTTAGTGGAATTGCTTGTGATGTTTATGGTAATCAATGTTTATATGTTGGCAGCGGAACTACATTCCCTATAATATTCACACTACCACCACAATTTAATAGTGCACCTGCAGTAGGGATACTTTTAATCGATTCAACAGGGTGTCAAAGTTTTGAAACAGTTGTCTGTGGATTAATAGTACCAACACCAACCGCTAGTGTGACAAGTACACCAACAGTGACACCAACACCTACAGTGACTATTACTAACACACCAACAAATAGTAATACCCCAAGTCAAACTAACACAATTACACCAACCCCAACGATCACAAAAACTAGTACACCAGCAAATACAGAAACACCAACTCCGACCCCAACTCCAACAAATACAAAAACACCAACACTAACACCCACAAATACTATTACACCAACTCAAACCTCAAGTGAAACTCCAACAGTAACACCAACAAATACTATTACACCTACTCAAACTAACACAGAAACTCCTACACCTACTATTACCCCAACTAATACCGAAACCCCAACACCAACCCCAACTGTTACCGAAACCCCAACACCAACCCCAACATACACACCTACCAATACAGAAACACCTACTGTAACACCTACTGTAACACCTACTAACACAGAAACCCCAACTACAACTCCAACATACACACCAACTAACACAGAAACTCCAACTCAAACACCTACTGTAACACCAAGTAGTACTATGTTAAATAATTATTTTGTGACGAGATGTATTGGTGGTCCCCCTTATGTTGAAATTATTGACGGCAATTTATTAACAGGATTTACGGGAACTACTTTCTTAGGTAGTGATGGTAATTGTTGGTACACAGTAACACCTACAACAAGTGGTGCAACAATAACACCATTATTGGAATTTGGACCTTACAGTGGTACAGGTTGTAATGATTGCGCTGATTATGGATGTATTACTTGGGAGATAACAGATGATGGGTCAGGAGGGAAAGTATCATTCACACCTTGTTGTCACGAACTAAATACTAGTCCATATGATTTAACACCTTTTGAAGTTATTAGTATATGCTCAAAAACACAACCAGTCCCTTTAGTTGGATCCCCAACAATAGTTAATCAAGGTATTTGTCCTACTTGCCCTTAAAATAAATTCACTTACTAAAAAATATATTTATCATTTTTAAAATGAAAGATATTCTATTTGTAACAGCACAACCCGATGTTCCATATTTTATTTGGCAAATAAAATTGTATGTACACAATTTTATTGAAAAAGGTATAGACCCAAGTCAAATACATGTTGTGTTAGGTATGATCAATCGAAACACAGAACCATCAGAGGAATCATTAGAATTAAAAAAATTTGGAATCAATGTCCACCATTTCCAAGACGACAGAAAGAAAAAACATTACATACCATCAGTTAAACCTTATTTAATTTCTAAATGGTTACAACTTGACGAAAATTACGGTAAGTTATTTTTTCTTCATGATGCGGATATTATATTCAACAGATTACCAAACTTTGAATCTTTGTTAAAAGATGATGTTTCATACTTATCAGACACTATAGGATACATAGGTTACAAATATATTATGGATTGTTGTGAAAGATATGAAAGACACCACCCAAATTCTGAAAAAGGTCAACTGATTTCTGAAATGGCTGATGTGATTGGTATTGATGTAAAACTAATTGAAAGTAATCAAGAAAATTCAGGAGGTGGTCAGTACCTAATTAAAAACACAAATTGTGAATTGTGGGACAAAATTTATAAAGACTCAATCAAACTTTATGATCAGATGCTTGATTACCAAAGAAGATTCCCAATATCACCAGGAGAAATACAATTTTGGACAGCAGAAATGTGGTCACTACTTTGGAACTTATGGTTGTACGGAAATGAAACTAAAATCACTAATGAGTTAGATTTTTCTTGGGCGACAGATAATATTTTAATTTACGAAAAAAGACCAATACTACACATGGCTGGAGTTACTCAAGATTTAAAACATAAAAAGTTTTTCAAAGGTGATTATATAAACTTAGACCCAATAGAAAGAGTAAAGGAAGACCCAACATATTTTGATTTCATCGAAAAAACAAGTTCAACTGTAAAATACATTGATAATATGAAATCCTACATAAAAAAATACGAAAGTTGATTATTTATAAGTAATGGTTCAAGATTGTTATATACTATATTCCTGCGACGGTTCATATGAACCAATTGTCTCTAACTTTAGTGGTTTGAGTGCTCACTCATCATCTTATGTTCAGATTGAAATTTTGGATTTAGATACTATTCCTGATACATGTTTTTATGTGTTAAGTTTAGGTCAAATAGATTGTGACCCAACTTATGATGTTGATGTCGTTTCAACTGATTGTAATTGTCAATGTTATTGTTATTTTATTAGATCGGCAACACAAACAACTGATGTAACATATATAGATTGTGAAGACACATTACAAATAGAAACAATCCAATCAGGTTTAACTTATAATATTTGTAGTAGAGTTGAACCACAATTTGATACCACAGTACAAA